ATTAGTGCCCAATTGTCGCAGTTTCGTGCGTATCTGTTGGGCGACAGCGTGACACTTCGACGGTCTTTCAACTCATTAAATGGGAAAATGAACCATCGTCTATTGTGTACGTCATAGCACACTATGAAGTCGACGCCTTTGTATTTGTTCATGTCCTTAACTATTCGAGCATAGCCTTTGTCCAGACAAGTTCCGCTCTTCACTTGTATAGTGACGAATCTGTTCTCGCGATATGCGATCAGATCAATCGCTGAATGATTGATGAACGGGATCGCGACGTGCCAATCATGCTTGATCAGTTCTGCCGCGCACATCAATTCAGTCAATGCACCATACTTGTGAGAGTCAATGATCATGTCATCGAGATCTTTTCAAGGTAGTCATCGTATGACTTCGCGATGAAGTAAACACCGCCAGCTTCAGTGATCTCACGCTCGACTTCTTTCTGATCAGCAGATTGTCGATCGCGCCCGATCTTTACTTCGATGCCGTAGAATCGTCCGTTGATGATGCCGATGATGTCTGGAATGCCTTTGCGTTGAACTCCCTTTCTGTAAGTCTGACGCTTCACGTCATAGATCGCGCCGTTGTTTATACGATACGCGACACCTTCTCTGATGTGATGCATGTCGAAGATGATCGTCTTCGTCAGATCATTTGCTGTCGTGTCTTTGAATCTCTTCTTCACGAGAGCGAACGCAGGCAGATCTGGCTTTGCTTCAGCTTGTAGTTGATTTGCGAGTTGCGAAAGCTCTTTCAAGTTCTTAGGAATCCATTTCTGCATTTTGTTCATCTGTGAGTTCAACACTGCGTTCGATCATTCTGATGATGTGATCTTGACCCAGAGCGTTGAAGTGATTCTTCGCGACGTTCCAGCATCTCGATTCAAAGTCTTTTGATCTCTTCTTCATACTTCATCAATTTAGCAAAGAATTTGACATACTCAGCAAAAGTCACCGCGAGTTCTTGTTCTATGTCTTGACGATGAACTCGCACGACATGAAAGTCTTTCTCTCTGTTGCGTGGATCGTATGACACGAAGTCTAAGAACTGCAAAGTCTCGATCACTATGAAGTAGTGAAGAACTTGGTGCTTGTACTCATTCGGTAGTTTGTTTTGTCTTAAATACTCGACATGCTTCTTTGACGAAGGGCATTTGATCTCGACAGCTCCGATGGCATCGACATCGTCAAAGATCAAAGCGTCTGGTGAGATCGCGAGATACGGCACATGGTCATGAATACAAAAGCCAACTTCTTCAGCGACGTGTCGATCGATGTTGCGTTCGTTGTAAACTTTGAGAGCTTCCGGTTCAAATAGAATGCCGTGTTCCATTGCTTTAGATGTGAACGACTCTTCGACACATTGAGTCATTCGTTCTGCGATCAGCTCGTCAACGAATGTCAAGTTGTTTGATTTGAAGACATTCTTTGCTCGTGAGCCCGTGATCACGCCGAGACGTGCATTGAACCACTCAGCAGATCGTTGTTCAAGATTTAGAATTTTCATTTGTTTGTTTTTAGAATAGTGAAATTTGATTTTGAGCGACGTCTTTGTACGCATCAGCATTGAATCTCAAGACGTTCAGTTCATGATCTTCTATGTCGTCAACATTGCCGACGAACTGAAACGAATATCCAGCCGTCTCTCTGAGCTTTCTTCCCTTCAGCTTTCCGCCTTCATCAGATGACTTGTTCTTGCCGTTGAAGTGATAGTCAGAATCTGCAAGTCTCTTGTTCACGAGAGCTGGGTTGACGCTCTTGACATACAGCTTTTTGCCGTCTTTCTTGTAGAGCTTGTGAAGATACTTTGACACAGCGTACCCAATACCCAGACCTTGAAAGTCTGGCAAGACGACGCTTCTGCTTCCGCGATATGCATTCTCAACCGTGCCACTGGGCATGGGCAAGAACGCGAAGAAGGCAACTGGCTTGTCGTTCCATGTCACGAGAAAACACTTCGCTGATGCATTGAGATCTTCACTTATATAGTGATGTTGTTTGAATAGATCCCAAGTTTCATATCTGGATCGAAATATCTGAAGTTCGATTGTTGGTCGTTGCCGAAGAGATGACGCTCTCTCAAGTCGCCCTTTTAGTGGTGAATAAGTCCAGTCCGGCAACAGCCAATCCATGATGTCGAAGTGACACGATGCGAGAATGATTCTTTTCTTCTTCTTTCTGATGTACTTCTGAAGAGCGTTGCTCATAGCTTTTGCAACATCACGATCAACAACTGACGTGAACTCATCGATCAAGATCACTTCGTTCTCTGATGCTTTGCCCACTTTATATGCCAGCTCTGCACGATATTGCTCACCGTTTGACAGCAAATTGAAAGGTCTGAGCCACGTTGGAACTGAACTCAGCCCCATTGCACTCAGAAGAAACGTCGCTTCTTTAGGCGTCAACCAATCAAAGTTTGAGATCAGAGATTTCTGATCGTCAAAGTTTGATTGTGAAAGATCACCGAACTCTTTCAGAAGAGTTGTCTTGCCTGTTCCACTTCCGCCGTAGATCACACCGATGTTCCAGTCAAACGTCTTGCACTCTCTGAAGTTGATCGGGATCTTGACTGAAGTCTCTTCAGTGTTCTGAATGTCGAACGCTTCGTAGACGTACTCTGTGTAGTCGTCATTGATGATCTTGTGTTTTCTCTCAATGTATTTCATGTTCAATCTTTTTCGATTCCATTTTCATTCAGATCGTTGTTCATCTGATCAACGAGATCGCGCATCGCGAACCGCGATCTCGTCATTCTTAGTGCTTCATCTGGCGAAACATGATCATCTACTAAC